GGCTTGGTATTTTGCGAACCGGAACAGATGAGATTCTTAATGGGTGTTGGGAACCCTTTACCGACATGAACGACCTGTTTATGGTGCTGGAAGGTAAAGCTTATACTGTTGACTGTTCCCGGCAGAAAAAAAACTTTGTTGTTGATTTATGGGATACAGAAGTGGAGACGGTGGCCGGTACTCTCCAGCGTGCCGTACTCGAAGCCACACTTGAGGCGGAAAGGGGGAAGTGATGAAAATCGTATTTACCGAAACAGATGGATCGGGCGCTTATCATATCGGAATAGATGTAGAGCGCAAGTCGGCCATACTTGAAATTCCAGATGAACAATTACCTCATCTCGCAAAACGCTTTTTTGATGAAAGGAAGCGAATAAAAAAGTCTGGAGGATGGGACTATTCATCATTATCTATTTCTTGGGTGGAGGAAAGCGATGATTGACACCAGACGAAAGCTCCTGACCGAGGCGTTGGGAGAGAAGTGGCATGATTACCACTTAGGAAATAATAGCGTCTTGTCCTCGTGTAGCTGCGGGTTAGAAGGTTATGCTGTCAGGGATATATGTACCAAGGCCAACCGCACCTTCGCCTCCGCAGACGACTACGAGGCCCTGCGGGTAGCGGTGATTGTGCCGAACATAGAAGCGTTTCATTTGTGGCTAAAAGCAAAAGTCCCTCAGCAATGGTTTTCAGGCTTCGAGTGGTGGCTAACCATGTCACCGGAGGAACGCAACGAGATCATCTGCGACTTCGGGATTGAGGTGCTGGGATGGGGGGAAGAGAAATGACAACCGACGAACGTGAAATCTGGCGCAAACTCAACGAGTGCAAGGCGGTGAAGAAGGTAAAAGGCTGGTGGGAGATTGGGGATCATTATTACAGCCATAGGGACAGTTGTGTACTCGTATTAAACGACGATGACACTGATCTTGGCATAGAGGATTTATTTGTTCCACCCCTCTTCGACCCCATCCGCCCGGAGAGGTCGCTGTGGGGAATGAGTGAGAAGATACGGGAAGAGTGGTCTGTTATGCAAGCTGGTATCTTTATGCACTCCGACCGTCCAGACTTAGTTTTGGCGGAGATGATCATCGAACAGGAGGGGAGATGAAAAACTACGACTTAGAGCTTGCGTCTGGTAAGGCTGAAATACTCCATGACTTCGCCGCCCTTGAACAGCGGTTCGATTCCCTATCAACCAAATTCAGTGCGATGGTTGAGGAAAATGCAGCCCTCGAAAAGCTGTGCGGTGATCTAGACAATCTGTTGTGCGAGTACGAAGCAAAGCTAGATAGCATATTTAATTATGTGCAAGACGGCGTTGAGCCAAGCGATTTTATGCTGTCATTTTCTGTCGTACGAGAGGTCTTTGATAAGGTTGATCAGTATGAACGGCGGTGCGAGGAAGCCGAACAGGATAGGGATGAACTGAAAGAAAAGCTAGACAAGGTACTCAACGGGCCGGTCTGGTATTGGGTTGACGTGGCAGAGGAATACGAGGCCGAGAACGCCCTGCTCAGGAAGCGGCTGGAGCCGATTCAAGAATGTTATAATAATATAACAGACTATAGAATAAATGATTTTATTGATACCATCAAAGAGTGCATGGAAATGGCTTCAAAAACCGACGAGAAATAGACAAAGAAACCCCGCCTAAATTTATCTTAGTTTAGACGGGGTATTTCTTTTACTTTTTGAACACGCCAGTTATATTGAAAAGATTTACAATCGAAGCAATCACCTTCTCGAGTGAAGGCCAAATCTCCTGAAAGCCATCATAAGATGCTTCCAAAATCTGACGAATAGCAGTTACTTTAGCTGCTCCCTGACCGCTCTGTGGAATCACTTCCTCGATCTGTTTTACGAGCGCAATGATGGCGGGGATTAACTGTACTACCAGTAAAAAGGTTTTCATTCTTTCTCTCTCCTCTCAATTTTCTGTAAAGTTTTTCTATTAAAGAATCCCAATTCCAACTAAAGGATTTGGTGATCCATAGTCTTGGCCGTTCAGCTGGCCCATCATTCGGCTTTAACATTGTTCGGGAAGAACAGCGACAAGGCTGAGTATATGGCTACCATAGCTAAAGCTACAGCATCTGCCTGTGCGTCAGTAAAGCCTATCAAACCAATACCAGAAAGAATAGATATAAGTCCTTTCCAAGTGGAAACTTCTTTCAATCTTGCTGCTACATAACTCTTAAACATTCCCTGCCCTCCTATGCCCTACCTTCGTAGGTTATTGAAAAATGATTACCGTCGTCACCTTTCTTACCATCATGATTGAAGTCGAAGTCTCCGCCCCATCTGCATAACTCATGCATCGACTTCCACTTTTCTCCTGCAAACTTATATTCTTCTGAATCTGTAAGCCACTTGCTGTCTTTATACAGAATTAAGTCATGCGCTAATCCTACATAATGTAGTGAACCTGTTTTATGTTTCAGACCATCTCGATCATACGCTACCTCATAACCCTGCTCAAATATCCACAAAGTTAATTCAGCGATCAGTTTAGTAAATAAAACCCTTTTTTGTCTTAATGTCATAGTCGTACCTACCTATGAGGAATAACAACACTACCAGTGTGGAGAGCAGTGCAATCTCTATTATCACACTCAATCTCATGGTAGTGATTATAAATCCTATCCCAGACGTCGTTAAGTTCACCTTTAAGACCAACAAGGAGCATGATTATTATGGCCTGCATAAAGCCAATAACAACCCCAACCACAACCAGTACATGCACAGCTTCCATTAAGTATATGTATCCTTTTTAGTAAATTTGTCTAACATCCCCGCCACACCATTACACCGCTACCCCGTTGATCTTTGCCACACTACCGACAGCTATACCGTCTTTCTTTGCCGCACCGCTGGCAGTCACGCCATCAACTTTGGTGATATGCGACCAGCCGCCATCTGTTTCTCCGGTGGCGTAGAGGGCTTGTTCAAATGCTGCTTCCGAAGTATATCCGCCGACTTGACCAGCTCCAAATTTATCTCCTGCAATATATTTCATACCAGCGCCGGTTGACTTCGCTGATTGGTTTCCCGTAGCAGCATAACGCCCTATATAGTCCCCTGTTTGGACTTCGCACGATTTACCAGTAAAGGTCTGCTTGCTGCCGGACGTGACGTTGCCGATTGTTTCGTAATCTCTGTTTGTCCATGTTGTGCTGCTGCCGTAAAATGTGCCGAGCTTGACCCCTGTACCATCTGTCGCCATAAATGTCTCAAAGGATGTTAGCGTTCCTGTGTCATTCGCTGGATTTGTTAAATCTATACATGTGTATGTTGCCGGAGAGATCCCGCCAAGATTGGACGCACCCGGCCCTATATCTATCGCTGCCATACGCTACCCCCTTATCCTGTAAGTATCAGGCAAGGATGCCTCGATAGCTACATAGTCAGTGGTCTTGATTTGAGAGACACGCAAGGCAGATTCGGTAGCGTCCGGTTCCTTGGATAGCGTGAAAGGTGTATTCCTGTTCGCTTTCAAATCACCCTTTTGATGATTCTCAAACGCCATCTTCAGGACTTCATCGCCCTTCTTGACTATCTCTTCGTCCGTAACGCTTGCCTCAAACTGAACAAAGTGGCAGCAGAATGGATTGTTTTTCGTAATGGTAGGGAGTCCTTCAACCCATTTCTTATAATCCGCTACATCCTCCGGCCCCATCTCACCCATCTTGCCTTCGTACACGGCATCGGTGAAGTCAGGGACAGTAACGTAGTGTTCCTCATTTCCTGCGTCGTCACGGCTCAGATAGCAGTCGTAACGCACTTCCACCAAGCCTTTGCGCTCGCCGCAGCCGGTTGTGTTTATCTTAAAATATGCCATAGGTTACTCCTAAGTCAGTTCAAGCGTGTTAATCGACGGGCAGAAATAGAGAATATCTGCGGTGTATGCGATACCGATCACCTGCACCTGATCGCCTGAACCATTGGGTGCGGCTTGATTGATAGCACCTGCGGTATGAGATGATGTCGCACCAGAACCAGCATAGACAAGACCGCCCACCGTCCAGTTCCAAGTATCGTCACGGATAAAGCCGTTCAGCAAGAATACCCCGGTTGCATCGGCACTAATCGTATCCGTCGCCATAGCAAGCGCAGGCATGGAAGCAGCAGCGTCAGCATCCGCTTTCCACCACTTCCCGTCTGATTTGCGATAGCAAACATCTCCGATAGCAAGATTCTCACCGGCGGTCATGGTCGCAACTGTACCGGAAACCGTATGGTCTGAACCGGGTGCGGCTGTCAATTCAACCTTTCCCGTAAGGGCAACCGTTCCCGTGGTAGCTGGAAGCGTAATCACCACATCAGCGGTAGAAGCGGGGCCAATTAACTGTGCGGTATTCGTGCCGTTGTCGCCGTCCTCTTTGAATAGGATCGACCCTGCGGAACTTGTACCATTGCTTACTGTATTGGTTCCCACGGCAGACAGACCACCGTTCAGGGTAGCCGCTCCCGTAATGGTTGTGGCGGGAGTAATGGTAACGCCACTTGAACCACTTGCACCGATCTGTATCACTTCACTTGAATCAA